TTGCCGTTCCTGACCTCACAGCACCATAAGTAAAATTAGCAGATGATCCATTTGGTCTAAGACTAATTAAACCGTTAGCAGTACCCCAAGTTGCGCCAAATAGAATTAGTTTTAGGGAATTATATGTTCCTGGTATAGAACTCAGTGAAACAGTTGCACCTGATAATGTAGTAGTAGATAATAAAGTCATGCCACCACCTCCTGCGGGAGTTGTCCATGCAGGAACGCCACCGCTGACTGCAAGAACTTGACCAGTTGTTCCAATTCCAAGTCTTGTGTTTGTATTAGCAGTTGATGAACGATATTCAATATCGCCAAGAGTTGTTGATGGGTTTAAGTTTTTAGTGGTTGTATCAATAGATGAACCAAGCGTGCGAATTGCTGCTGCGCCATCTTTGACCAGCGCGGTGTCATCTGGAGTAGTCCAGCTATAATTGGTAGTGGTTGCCATTTTATCCTATCCTCATGCGACTATTGTAGCGTATTCCCAAGTTAATGTTGGGCTTAAAGTGTTCCATGCCTCTGTTATTGGCGTGGTATTCCAACGCATCGCCACTTGACTAAACTCGACTGGTGAAACATTAATGGTTAAAAACAGTTCATTGAACCTAGTGCTCCATGACCAGCCTTCAACATAACCTTCAAATTCTCCATTTGAGATTTGTGTTGGTAAGTTTTGGATATTGACTGGCAAGCCCATAAAGACACCTAATAAAGCATCTCGATCTGAGTTATCAATTTCAGGGTTAGTTATTGGGAATGTGATTGATTGGAATTGTGGCTGTGGGAAGGCTCTCTGGGCTATGTATCTATCAGCTACGGCCTGAGCATCTACAGCTGAATGTAAGACTGAGTTAATGCTTTCTGATTTGTAGCCATATAGGGCAATCGAACTGGCACTGGTAGCAGTTTCCTGTGAGTTAAAGTTATTGCCATAATTAATCAAAACATCATTTCGAACATCACCAGAACGCATTACTGTTGATAAGCCAGAACCTAAAGCGTGGCCAGCATCAAGATCAACATAACCATTGGTCAATAGATAATTCTGTCTGTGGTCAGCATCGGCATAGCCTATGTTTCCAGCATTATCCTCATATAAATATCCAAATGCTGAGTTAGCAATTAAACTTAAAATGTTATAGATGGTATCTGGATTAGATCCACGATTTTCCATAGTGTAAAGGCCGGGTTGATCTATCTCGCCAAGTCCTAAATTAACTGCATTAGCCCAAGTTTCTGTTGCATTATATGTTGCCCATGTTGAAGCTGCTGGCACATCATTCCAAGTTCCAAGCAATACGCTAGACAAAACATCATAGATTTGGTTGCCATCCTCATCCTGTGAGATTGTGCCTGTGTAAATTTCTTTGGCTATTCTGGCAAGTGAACCCATCGCAATAAGTGTGTATTCAATAACTGTTGCTGCTGCACCAGTGTTACGAACCTGAACAGTTACATCGGTAATATCTCCACCAAATAAAGATACATAAGATCCAGCAGAGTTTTTGATTTGTAAGCTTAAACTGTCATTAATGTCAAAAGGTAAAGTCTGACCATTTAAGGCAACTAAAGTAACTTGCACATAAGATGGGAGTGGCTGCTGGTAAATGTCAGATCGACCTGCTTGATGTTGAACATCTGAAATAGCGATGTTAGTGTAATCGACGCCACCGACAGTTAATTTCCAATCAGGTAAAAAGTCAGACATTATCCGGCTTTTGCTCTAACTGCATCAAAACTAATTGAACCTGTTGATCGGGCTGCGCTTTCATTTACTGCTTTTGAAACAGCTCTAGCAGTTCCTTCAGGATCTATTGCACCTGATACATTGATAATTATGTTTGGATTGGCTGCCAATGTGTTGCCTTGCTTTTCTAATACTCTAAACTGAGATATAAGTGAATTTAATTGTTTTTCAGCAGCTGATTGAGATATGCCACCAGTAGCTTGTTGAAACATTAACTCAGTAAATTGATCTTGAACTCTAATTAACTTATCTGCTAAATCTTTTAGACTAGTTGCACCAGCAGCTCCACCAACTCCACCTGCACCGCCACCACCTGTGCCACCAACTCCACCTAATCCAGTAAAGCCACCGGCTGCACCGCCACCACCGCCCGTTACACCTGAACCACCGCTAGATGGAATACCACTAAATCCACCACCACTAAAGCCACTTGATGCAGCGCCTATTTTACCAATTTGCTGAATATCTGATCCACCACGAACTGCGTTTAATCCACGAATAACTAAATTAATGGCATCAATAATAAAGTTAAGAACCGGAGTAATTGCTCCTGCTATTTTGCCAAAAGCATCGATAATTGCTGCTGCTGCCCTAGCACCAACATCAAGTAAAAATCCAAATACTGTTTGTAATATAGGAAATACTTTATCCTTTAACAATAACCAAAACTCATTAAATGATTCCCTGTTACGATCTAAAGCATCTTTAATTATGTTAAAAGCATCTCTAAACTTATCAACTATTGGTGTGCCATACTCAAAAATAAATCCAATTAATCTTTCAATAACTGGTAATAAAGCAACCCCAACAGCTTCTTTGGCTTCCTCAAATCCTACTTTTAGGCGATCAATACGGCCTTGAAAGGTTTCAGCATTACGGCTAGCAGCCCCACCATAAAGGTTTGAAAGTAATTCTGTTTCCTCACGGAATGATAATTGCTTGGCTTGAGCTGATGTAATACCGATACCAAGTCTTGCCAATTGTGTATCTTGACCGCCATAGGCTTTAGATAAAGCTTCAGTAACAGCACCTAGATCCTTGCCAGTTCCTGTTGAAATATCAATTGCTAAATTTAACAATTTTTGAGATTTAGTTACATCGCCAGTTGCAACCGATAATCTTTGGAATGCTGGTCTTAAAGCATCATCAGCAATTCCTACCGCCAATGAAGTTTGGCTTATGTAATCCTCAGTAGCCTGAATTTGGGCATCTGTTGCCCCTGTGGCACTTCGTAATGCGCTCGCTAATCTTAACTGTGCCTGTTCATCTTCTATTGCAGCCTTGACCCCATCAACGGCTAATTTAGTGGCATAAGCAGCAGCGGCAGCAGCAGCTACGGCAAAAGCAGCAGCGGCCTTCTTTCCAAAATCGCCAACTTTGTCAGAAAATCCTTTTACTTCAGTTTCGCCAGTTTTAAGACTTTTCTTTAACTCATCGACATCGGCAAGGATCGAGAGTTTGAGTGTGCGATTACCGGTTGCCATTATCCCCACTCCTTAAGAATTCGATCAAATGCTGCTTCCCATTTATTAATTAATTCAGGCTGAATTCTGCGAAGGGTTGGATATATGAACCATCCGCGAGATCCACGACCTTGCCGTCCAGAATATGTAGGGAACTGTTTGAATTTATTTGAACCAAACTCAAGGCCACCCCATAGGGTTTGCGTAGTAGCACCACCTGAAAATTTCTGACTTGCAAATCCATATCTGAATTCACCGATTTTGCTTGACTTTGAGATTCTAACTCCGTCAGCAACTCTTTGCGCTGCTTTGCCAGACTTTGTTCTTGTTGCAGCAGCTTGTTTAATTTCCTCTGATGCGAAATACGCCAAAGCAGCAGATTGACTTCTTGCTTCCTCTGTTGCTTGGTCATCCATCGCTTTGAAAGCCTTAAGAATATCGCGCAAGTCAGAGCGATTGTAAGCGATTGCTTCACTTGCCATTCCTCTGCTCCAATATCTCTAATGCTGTCATAATGTCATCTGCATCAACCCATTCACTCATTGGAATCTTTGTGGCTATTGCCAGTTGAATCAATAAGCGATTTAGGCTTCCTGCTGGGTGGCTTTTGGGTTTGCATCACCAACAATTACATCAGTAACTGTTTCACACCAAGTTTCAAAAGGTTTGACTGCTTTACCAGCAGCTTCTCTTTTATGTGCATGGTATGCCAAAAACATTAAATCAGATATTCCCATTTTTTCTTGGGCTTGACCGATTGTGTTTCCAGTTGATTTTTCCCACTTTTGCCACTCAGGCGGTTGGGCAATATAAGTTGCTTGCTCGCCTGAGCTATATTCAATTGTAATTGGTAACTTCATTTTTTGCTCCCGTTTCTATTTCTTAACTAAATGATTCTGCTGGCACGCCAATTACTTGGAATGTTAAAGAAACTGTTTGTGCATCATTTCCTGCACCACCGGCTGATGGCCATGATGGTAGCACTTGGAATGTAAATACTGCTCCAGATGCAGCTGTAAATACTGTGTTAATTCCTGTGTTTGGTGCTGACTCTGTTACACCCCATAGAATCTCACATAGAGATCCTGAAACTCCCCAATCTGCCAACATTTCAACAGCTAGTGTGAAATCATTGTCAATAACTTTATAGGCTTTGCCGTCTAAAGTTTCGTAAGTTTGGCGGTTGGTTGTTCCAGTTAGGATTGCACTTGTTGCTTGAGCATCGAAAGTGTTACCACCGATTGTGAAGGTAACATCTCTGCCCGTGATTACTGTGGTAGGCACTTTGACTCCTTAGATTGTTTGTTCGTAGTAGGTTGAAACTCTTATATCAGCGATCAACATTGTTGATGCACCAATAGTGGTTACAGTTGGTCTTTCGACCTCTCCGACAATATATCCATTTGGGATAACTGCCAGAATGCTCATGATTAATTGCTCGATATTATCGAGTGATGCTGGATTACTATTGTAAGCAACTACAGCTGTGATGGTCATATTAATTCTAGTTCTTATTCGGCTTTTACCGATTGTTTCAATTTCAAGATATGGTGAATCCGGAACGCACACAACTGCTGGAGGAATTACCGACTCAGGAACGAATGCATAAACATTTCCAGCCACGCCTGCTAATGCAGTTGCAAGTGGTTGTCTAACTGATGAAAGAATTGTTGAGGCTGGCATTATTGCGCAATTCCCTCAACATCTACATAAGGCCCTAAAATTCCAATTACTCTTGAATAAAGTGATCGACCCATTCTGTATGGAGTCGCTGTAAAATCAACGCCTTCGATTTGGCCACCGGCTGCAACTCTTGATTGGAATACTTCTACTGATACTACGAAGGTAGCGGAGCGAATAGATTGGTTTCCAACATAAGTTGATGCTCCAGATAAAGTGGCAGTTCCACTTGGAATAACATTTGCTTCATTGATGTCGACATTTGTGATTGCAGCTGAAAAGGTAGTTGCGCCAAGATTGTCTGCAAGTATTGTTCTTGTTCCATTGTAAGGTGTTCCGCATCCCGTAATAATTACTGATTGACCTTCGGTAAATTCATGCACGCCAAGTGTTTCGAATGTGGCGATATTATCATTTAATACTGTTTTTTGAATTGAACTTTTGAATGTAACTAACATTGGCAGAATAGTGTTTTCTGCTGTATCAATAATTCCATTTAGGTAAGTATCGTCATACAAGGCAGATGACACGCCAAGCACGGATCTCAACTCGGTGGCTGTGATTATGGTTGGCATGTCATCTCCTTACTCCCATTAAAGGATGCCTATGATCGGGAGCAACCATAGGCACTCAGTTAAATTAAGCTATTGCATCCAATTTACGGAATGC